TGATCGTTGATGCGTCCTGGTTGTGGGCCGTGGGCGTCCGCGCATTCGCGTTGCGGGAATCCCCATCCGTCACGAACTTGTTCCCACTCCCCGGCGTCCCGCTCGTCCCCGCGAGTGCCGCCTTCTCCCCCGCCGAGGGGTCGCTCGTATTGGAGTGGTCCGCGGCATTGCTGTGATCGAGGGAATTCGAGTGCCTCTTCGACACGGCGTCGGCGAGGTTCTCCTCTGTCTGCGCGTAGGTATCGAGGGTGGATTTGTTCGCGTGCGCATGATCGCCCGCGTTGCTGTGGTCCTGGGCGTTCGAGTGGTCCAGCGAATTGCTGTGCAGCAGGCCGTGGGAGAAGTCGCTCTCATGGTCCGCCCGCTCGCCCGCCGCGGTCCCCGCCGTCTCCTTGCCCGAAAGGGCATCCGTCAGCCCCGTCACTTCGGACTGCGGATGGCCGTGGGCGGTCGGTGCCCGAGAATCCGAAAGCCGGGCATCCGAGGTCACGACCGCAGTCCCGGTGACATCGGACGGTAAATGGGCATGCGCCGTGGGGGCACGCGCATCGGAGAGCCGGGCGTCGGATGCCCCGCATTTGCCCGCCAGTGCATCCGGGAGGCCCGAGACATCCGATTGCCCATGGCCGTGCGTCATCGGAGTCCGGGCGTCACTGAGGCGCGCGTCCGAAGTCGCGCAGTATCCCGGATGGGCATGCGAGGCATCCGCCTTGCCCGCGAGATGCCCCGGCAACTGGATGACATCCGCCTCGGGATGCGTGTGCGGCGTCCCGCTGGGCGGGAGCAATTCAGCCGGCACCCGGGTGACGGGAACCAGAAGAGGCGGGCCGCAACCCGTCCGGACCTTGAAGACGGCCGCGTAAGTGCGCTCAGTCGATGCTCCGTATCGTTTCATATTTCACCTATCAGGCAGCCGGGGCGAGGAGCGCATTGAGCGCCCCGTCGACGATCTTCCACGCCGTCACGTGCATCGTCGGGGCCCCCTCGCGCGCGAGCGTCCGGGAGATGGACGTGATGTAGTACCGGTCCCCGTTCATTGTCTGGATCACGTCGTCCACCTCGAGCGCGGGGTCGTCGAGGAGGACGATCTCGTAGACCTGGTTCTTGACGACCTCGCGCTTCAGCCGCTCGAAGGCCGCGGCGTCGAGGTCCTCCATGTCGCTGAGGAAGTCGTTGCGGTACTCGACCTCGCGGACCTCTTCCGGGGCGAGCCCTTCGACCTGGTGGCGGGTGACGAGCTCCTGGTAGACGTACTCGTAGGGGCGGCCCCAGACCTCGTACTCGCCCCGGCCGATGAACTGCATGGACCAGAGGAGCAGGGCGAGGGACGCCATGCTGGAGATTTGCGCGAGCAACCGGTAGTTGGCGGCTGAGTTAAAGGTCACGCCGCTTATAATGCTGGCGAGAATGCTCCCCGTGTGGAAGTAGTAGTCGACGACCGCCACGGATATCTGCGACGCGATCCAGTTGACGAGAATGATGATCCTGGCATTCCGCAGGTACCGCGTGTCGATCTCCACCCGCCCGTGGAACTCGTCGCTCTCGCTCCAATCCCCGTGACTCCACCAAATCTTTTTCTTCGTGACGAGCCGGGTGTTCTGGACCCGCTGCGTCCGGTCCTCTGAATACCAGACGTCCTTTTTGTAGTCGGAATCGAAGAACCCCGTGACCGCCGAGAGCGTGGTGATGAGTTGCTCGTCCTGTAGCGCCTTGGAAAGCGTGGCCGACAGCCCCCGCATCACGACCGAGTTATAGACCTCCACGTCGTTCGGGGTCGCGATCCGGGAGACGACGCAATGGTCCCCCGCCGACAGGATTCGGGCGGGCGCCTTGTCGAATCGCGAGTCGATCGCGCAGAGGCGGCCGAGGGCGTCGAAGCGCGGCTTCTTGCCCGCCGGGAACAGGAGGTGCCAGAGCGCGGAAAGCGCGTTCTCCTCGACAATCTGGTTGGTCTGGTGCCAGGTGACGACCGCCTGAGTCCCGAAGAGGATCTCGTCGATCGAGAGGCCCATGTGGTCGAGGGCCACCGTCCGGGCGATCGTCCCGAGGTCGGTCCCGCGGTCGAAGGCGGAGGTGGTGACATCCAGATTGAGATACCGCTCCTCGCGCCCGAAAGCGGTGGCGCTGAATCCCGAGGACGCCCCGTCGCGCGTGCCCCCGTCCTCGCCCGGGCGCCCGCGGAAGGTCCCGGTGAAGATCGGGATCCAGTCGTCGATGGCGACGCGCCGGTCCCCCTGGTAGACCCGGACGATCACCCCGTCGTCGATCATCCCGCGCCGGAACTGGACGCCGCCCCCCGCCCCCAGCGCCCGGAAGGTGAAGCGCGCGGAGGGCGTCGAGACGTCGTCCTGCTGCTCGAACCCCACGTTCTCCGAGAGGTCGATCCTCTCGCAGAAGGCGGAGAGGTCAACCGGCGGGATGGACGGCCGCCCCGCGGCGACGTCGCCGATAGACACTGCCGCCGGGTCCCAGACCAGCACCCGGAAGGCCGGATACCGGACGGCGGAACCGGCGATCGCATTCAGGAGTGAGCCGGGGAGCAGGGAGCGCATGGAGAGCCCGGAAGAGGGAGACGCTGGAACGGATGAGGCGGCAACGTTCGGACGACGCGGCGAACCGGCACGGCGAGCTGCGGCGCCGGCGGGGGAAGCGGGATCGCCTTCATCTCGGCCAGGTCCGCATCCGGGAACCACGCCGGCTTGGGGACGGGGCCGGAGAAGTGCTTCGAGATCTCGAAACGCCAGGCGTTGCAGGAGTGCCGGCAGTAGACGAAGTCCTCGCCGGCGTCGATCGTGACGTGGCGGGCCCCGGCCTTCTGCGCCTTCCGGACGAAGATCGCGGATTCGCCGAGGGAGCAGTTCCCGAACGATGCATATTTCAGGCAGTCCTTCCGGCCGACGAGCGTCCCGTCATGGTAGGCGTGCCGGTGCGTGTGGTTCGAGGTCCAGAACGTCCCATCCGGGATGAGCACCGCATGTAGTTCCCGCAGCGAGACGATGTCCGCCTTGCCGAGGGCGAGGGGCTCGATCTGCCGAGCAAGCCGGGTGGGCCCGTACCAGTCGTCGTCATCCCACTTCGCGCAGTAGGCGCCGGCGGCCGCGTGGATCCCCGCCTCGTACTTCCGGCCGAGGATCCGGGAGTCGCACTGGATGACATGGACGTCTGGCCTGAGCGGGACGACAGCCCGAATCGCATCCAGTTCTCCCGGGTCGACCACGATAAGGAGCTCCGTCTCGATTCCCCTCTGCCCCACCGCCCATCGCCGGATGGCGGACGCGAGAAACTGCGCGCGTCGCGCGAGCACGGGCATGATGCAGGTGCAGACCGGCTGCATGGTCGATCCTCCGTTACGTGCTGGGGTCGGGGAGGTCGTCGTCGTCCGCGACGCAACCGGCCGGGCCGCAGCAACCGCTTCCGCCTCCCGCCTCACCGGGCGGGTAGAAGGCGATGTCCCTGAGCTTTGGGCCGACGACGAACACGGCCTCGCTGAGGAGCTCGCCGTCCTTGACCTGGACAGTCAGCGCGGCGACATTGGCGAGCCTTTCATTGCCGACGTCGAGGGCGATGGCGTAGATCCGGGGGGCCTGGTAGGGGCTCCCCATCGCCGGAGAGTCGCTCGCGAGCGCCAGGGGGATGTATTCCGAATCGGCGCCCTGCTGGGCCTGCGCGCCCGACAGGTCCGTCCCGGACGGCGCCGTCGTCCATCGGCGGACGAAGAGGGTGGGGCTATCCCCCACGGCCGCGGCCCGGACGGCGATGATCAGGAGGTCCCGGACGATGGCGGAGCCGAATGCGCCGGCCTCCGTGGGATACCCCTCGACGCTCGCGGCCGCCGGCGTGTTGTTCGGGAGGCTCGCCCCGTGCTTGAGGAGCACATCGGAGCACGGATCGATCACCGGGGGCAGGCAGACGCCGCCGGCCTCGTAGGTCAGGAGCACCTCGAAGGGGACGTCGACGAAGTAGACCGAGTCGATCTTCGACCGGAAGCGCGCCGTGATCCGCTTGAGGCCCGGGGCATTCGAGAGCCGCATCGACGTGACGCTCGCGATCGGCTGCTGGTTGACCGGCTCGACGTCCCCGCCCACCCCCTCCGTTGCCGTGTCGGTGTCGAAGAGGCTGACGAAGGCCGCCCCCCCGTACCCCGGCTGGCCCATCTCGTCGATCCAGGAGGCGAAGAAGCCGATCGCGATGTCGTGCCAGGCGCCGGAGCCGAGGCTGGCGATCGCATCCGTCACGGGGACGGGGTCGAGGGTCGCGGGATCGAGCGTCGCCTGCGTCTTCACGGTCACGGCGTCGGCGTCGATGGACTTGATCCAGAATTCCTTGTCCACCGTCCCGCGCCGGGAGACGATGCGGAGGAAGTTTCGGGCGGCGCCGGTCGCGGGGCTTCCCGCCACGGTCTGCCCGGATCCGGCGAGGATGTCGAGGCCGTAGAGGTATGCGGCCAGGGTCGAGCAGGTCGACTTGAGGTTGAGGCCGATCGCCGCGGGGTCCTGGAAGAGGTAGACGCCCGTGAGCAGGTCGTCGGAGGAGAGTTGGAACTGCTGCTGGTCGCCGAGGCCGGCGAGGATGGGCGATCCCGGGCCCGCTCCCGCGCGCCCGAGGGGGGCGGCCGTCTTGTTGATCGTGACGTTGGCGTTCGCCTGCGAAAGCGGCTCGGCCGGATTCCGCGTCCCGAGGCGCGGATCGACGTGCCGGTTGACCCGCTGGTGATCCGGACGGTAGTCGCCTGCGCGCATGCGTCACCTCAGAGGCCGACGGAAGCTACGACGCCGGCCGGGTAGGACACGTCCCGGATGAGCCGGAACGTCACGGAGAGCTGCTCGCGCATCATCCACGGCCGCCGGTCGCCCAGCTCCTCGACGTTGAACTCCTCGGCCGAGCCCAGGCGGACCTCGAGGATCTCGACGAAGTAGGATTTCGGCGTCAGATCCCGCGGCTGCCAGCCGCAGTAGCGCCCGGGTGGGAGCATGTACGTCCAGTAGCGGTGGAACTGGTGGAAGAGGCCGGTGATCGTCGAGAGCTGCTCGGCGAGCCAGATCTCCGTGATCTTGATGTCGTCGGGCAGCTCCGGGTACTTCGCCGAGGCGGTCGCGCCGGCGGTCTTGAGGATCGTCGAGGGCACGCGCCGCAGGACATCGAAGCCGAAGTTGAGCGTCTTGTCGGGCATCCGCGGGTAGACGAGGTGATCGAGGAACGGGTGGCGCATCCGCCGGCCGCCCCCGCGCGCGGGGAACAGGCGGGGATCCCCCTTGGAGGTCACGGGCTCCCATGCGTCGTACCGATCGATCGGCGCCATGGGGCCGGCGCCGTGCTGGATCAAACCGGGTGCGTTGAAGTCCATGGGGGTCTAATCCACTCCCGGGGTTGCGAGGACGTCCGTCTCGACGCCAAGGGAGGAGATGCGATCATTGGTCGGCGTGTCGATCTCCTGCGAGATGGTGATGCGGCGATGCTCGCCCGTCTCCAGCCCGTCGCCGGCCGGGAGGTCGAGCGTCGCGTTCTCGGCGTTCGCCTTCGAGTCGAAGACGCGGATCCGGAAGGAAACCTTGTTGCCGGCATCGTCGCGGGTGATGAGATCCTGGACGTAGTTCGCGCCGGCGTAGCCCAGGAGGTTCTCCAGCCGGAAGAGGGCCTCCTTGATGTCGTCTCCGAGCGCCTCGAAGTCGATCAGCTCGAAGGACGCGGTGATCGACTCCCCGGGGAGGAGGACGCCGTCCCATGAGAGGCGGACCTTCGTCGCCGAGTAGAGAGTGAGGATCGCCCCGTGGCCCGCCGATGCCAGCGGGTACTCCGTGACCTGGTAGTTGACGTCGAGGGTCTCGCCGGCCAGGAGGGGCGCGTAGTCCAGCTCGATCCCCTCCCCGTCGTAGTCGATCGCCGCGACCACGCCGCGCTTCGTCGGGTCCGTCCCGCGGTCGTCCTTGTGGGTGAGCGTCACCACGGCCCTGTCGATGTCCACGGGGGACCCCAGGGGGATCGAGTAGGGGGGCGCGTCGTACTCGTCGAGATGGACCACCCCGGACTGCACGACGACCGCGCCGCCCCGGATCTCCCGGATGGTCCCGGACAGGTGGCAGGACGCGGGCTTGACCGTCCCCGCGAGCGTGTAGTCCTTGGGTCCCGGGCCGTCGGCGGACGTCGCAGCGATCACGCCGCGGACGGACAGGTTGTAGGTGCTCATGCGGTCGCCCTTTCAGCGGTGACGCCCAGGAGGGCGCCGTAGACCTGCGGAAGGATCACGGGTTTTTGCGCCCAGATGTGGATGCACCGCTCGCGCCGGTAGGACTCCATGACGGACTCGATCCCATCATGCTCGCCGGGGGACCAGTTGTACGTCATGGGGATCTCCACGGGCTTCTCGCGCAGGCGCGCGAGGGCGCGGGCGAGCGCCGGCTCGTCCTGCGTCGGGTCCCTGTCCCACTCGGCCGCCCACGCCTTGTAGATCGACTCGGCGCGCGGGGATTTCGCGAACAGGACGCACCCGCCACTGTAGTGCGTGGAATCCGCGCCAGCTTCGGCCAGGGTCAACGATTTCGAGTGTTCCGTGGCAAACCAGGCATCGCCCAGCCGGGGCCGCTCCTTGTTGATCGTGACGCAGAATTCGCCCCTCTGCGCGAAGTGCCAGACGTCCTCGATGTCGCGGGGGACCATGTCGGCGTCGTGGCAGAGGGTCAGGTCCCACGGGCTCAGCTCGTACGCCCGGACCCGGATGCCCCGGCTCCACCAGGGCCCCCGGCAGCCGGAGGGCGGGGAGATGCGGTCGACGAGCGCCCCGGGGATGATCGCGCCGGGGACGTCGGTCATCACGCGGATGGGGTGATCCCAGCCGATCGCCCGGAGGTGGTGGACCTGCCAGCGCGCGTACTCGAGGTAGCGCGAGCCCGTCGCGGTGATGAGGAGGCCGCGGGTCATCATGAGGGCACATCCCCTGCGTACGAGAGGCCGCCGCCACCGCCCACCTTCGATGCGATCGCCGTACCGATCCCGATGAGGGAGTCGAGGCGAGAGACCACGGGGGCGAACGCGCGCGCCAGGTCGTCGCCCACGGCGGCGATCGCCACCGACGAGGGGCCGGCGACGATGCCTCGGTTGGCGGCCGTCGAGGTGATGCCCGAGACGCTGCTCCAGGACTGCGAGCCGCTCTTCCCGCCCCGGCCCGACATGAAAAAGCCCACCACCCCCATCACGCCGGCCATCAGCGACCCCATCACTTCCCCGCCGGCGCCGAGGAGGTCGGTGAGCGCGGTGGCGAGGTTCTTCCGGCCGAACTCCACGAGCGTCGTGATCGACTCGCGGAACATGTTCTCGCCCGTGTTCCGAACCATCTCCAGCGCGTCCGACCCCGCGAGGATGCCGTCCCGGACGCCGTCAGCGAGGGAGTGAGAGAAGGGGTCAGAGACGAGCGTCCTGAAATCTTCCTGCATGTCTTCTAGTTTTTTCCGCGCCTTCTCCTTAGCCGCTTGCGATGCTTCCACGATTCCCATCCGGTCCTCGACGCTCATCGGCCCGGTGGTCCCGGCCCACGCGTTCATCTCGGCCTGTCGCGCCTGCTCCTGCGCGATTCGCGTGCCCTCGTTGAGCAGCTCGACGAGGTACTTCCCGGGCTGCAGCAGGACCGCATTGACGCTCTCCAGGGCACGCTGCACGCCCAACGCGCGGTCGAACTCGACGAGCGACTTCTGCCGCGCCGCGAACGCCTCCTGGATCTTGAGGAGTGCCTCGGCCTGAGCCTCCAGCTCGCGGCCGGTATCCGCCTCGCTGTGCGCCCGCTCGTCCGCTGTCATGGCGATCGCAAGGGCCGCGGAAGCCTGCGCCTTCATCGCCAGCCCCGCCTTCACCCGCTCGACGACGACGTCGAAGGCGGCCTTCAGCTCCTTCATCGCGATCTCGTACTGCTTCGCCTTCTCGGCGGTGATCTTCTTTTCGAGCTCAGCCGCCGCCTTCTCCGAGGAAGTTCGGGTGTCAATGCCGGCGGCCTTATTTGCCACGTCCCCCCAATTGCCCCACGAACCCGACCTGGCACTTGCGTCCGCTGCCCGTTCCTTCGGCACATTGGCCAGGAGCTTCTTGACCGACGCCTCCATCTCCTCGACGGCCCCCCGGCTCGCGTCGATCGTCTCCTTGAACCGCTTGACCTTCGCGATCGCCTCCTCGACCTTGATCTTGGACAGGTCTTCGCCGAGAAGCGTCCCGATCATGCGGCGCGTGGAGAAGTCGTTCTCGATCTTCCGCAGGTCGTTGTTGAGGTCGCCGTAGCTGTCCTTCGACGCCTTGATCACCTTCTGCGTCCGCTCCAGGGCGGCCTTCGCCTCCTCACTGGGCGCGAGGAAGCCGGCGAAGGCGGTGGCGAGGCCGGCGAGCACGGCGATAAGGAGCCCGACGGACCCCGGGAGGATGGACGCCGTGATCGCAAAGGTGGCGATGCCAGCGGACGCGAACTTGACCGCCTGCCCGAGGCCCGACGTCTCCGACCCGAACGCCTGCATCAGGCTCATCGCCGCGAACTGGACGTGAAGGAGCTTGTTGGAGAACTTGGCGATGCGGGCGAAGGACTTGTTGGCACCCCGCTCGAACGTATCGAGTCCGCCGAGCGCCTGCTTGAAGCCGTTCACCAGGCCGGAGACCGCGCCCTTGAACTGCACCCAGACCGACCCTGCATTATGATCGCCGGCCATGGCTCACCGTCTCCCATGCCGGGCGCCCGCGCGCCCGCGACCTTTTCCGCCACCTGTCGCCGCGACCTTCCGCAGCCCGGCGATAAACCGCTCGATCGCTGGCGTCTCCGGCTCCGGAGGCAATCCGCGCGTCGCCCTCTGCGCCTTCCGCACGCCCGCGCGCACGTCCTCCAAGTCCTTCCGGAAGATGTCCGCGCCTTCCTTCGTGAGCACCCCGGCCAGTCCCCCCATCACCGCCCGCGCCATGCAATCCACCCGGTTCGCCTCGATCTCGATGGCGACGGGCAGCATGGTCTCGATCAGCTCGAAGCTCCAGCGGCCCTCGTAGTCGAGCACCTCGGCCACCGTCGCGAGCCCGGCCGCGCAGATGGCACCGACGGCGGACTCTATCGTGTACTCCGCACCGCCGCGGCGAACTTTGCGAGGGACTTCGACACGAGGGCCACCGCTTTTCCCACGAATCGCTCCGTGAGGTTGCACTCGAAGACGGCCTCGAGGATGCCGAGGCCGTCCTCCGAGTCGAGCAGCGCGGAACGGATGATGCCGCGGTCCTCCTTGCGGACGGACTCCTCGACGACATCGAGGAGCCGCTCGCCGAGCGCCGCCGCCAGATCCGAGACGTGAGCCCGCCAGTCGCCCTTGGCGAACTCGTCGATCACCGCCCGGGGGAGGGTGTCGAAGGAGCGTCCCATCATGGCAAGCACGGCGATCGCCTTCGTGAAGGACCACTTCTCGACGAGCACCGTCGCCTTGCCTTCCACGGGCTTGGCGAGCTGGACGAGGATCGTCCCCTTCGCCATCGCCGGCGGGATCGCGCCCATCTCCGGAACCTTCGCGGCCTCGTCCACCACGGATCGTCTCCTTTCGGCTCAGGACCCCGGATCGCCGCCGCCCTAGTCGAGGCGGTCGGCCTTGTTGATCTCGTTGAGGTAGCAGAGCTCGCCCGCGTTGTCCTCGAGCGCGAGGACGGTGAGGGGCATCTCCTGCCACTTCGAGCCGTCGCCGAACGCGAGCGCGCCGTTGTTCGAGACGGTGGCGTTGGGCAGGGTGAAGATGACCTGGTGGCCGCCGGGCGGGAGGTTCTGGAGCTTGACCTCGCCGATGATCTCCTCGGAGAAGACGGCCATCTTCCGGGCGCCGAGCGTCTTCGCCCAAGTGATGTGGACTTCCTCGACGCCGTAGGCGGACTCGTCGGCCAGGTCCCCGCCGTACTCGATCGTGACGATCCCGGTGGACTCGTCGACGGTGTAGTCGTAGCCCTCGACGTAGACGACGTCGTCCTCGTCGATCGCGCTGCGGACGACGACGGAGCCGGCCTTGAGCCCGGTCTGGCCGAGGTCGATGGCGTTCCCGGCGCCGGGGTTCGGGAAGTTGTCGGAGTCGTGCGCATCCACCGAGGCGGCCCCCTTGTCTTCGCCCTGGAAGGCGAAGCGGAGGTTCTGGCGGTTGATCTCGTCGATCGAGAAGTTGAGCTCCAGCTTCCGCGAGATGATGGCCGTCCGGTCGACCGTCCGGAGGCCGCGGCGGTTGGAGGAGTGCTCCAGCTTCTCCACCGTGGGCGTCATGTCGGGATCGATGATGTTCCCGAACTCGATCCAGTCCTTGTCGTCGGTCGACCCGTAGGGCCGGAACCAGACGGACAGCTTCGCCGCTGTCTGGTGATTCCTCGGGTCTGCAGCGGGGACGTTCGCTTCCTCGACCATGGCTCAGGCTCCAACAGGAAGGGCGACGCCGAGGAAACGGAGAGTCGCCGAAGCGAAAGCGTGACGGTCGCCCTCGATGACCACGCCTACCGGCTTCGACGACGGAACTACCGAGACGATCTTGTGACCGGACGTGAGCCGCACGCCGCGGAGGCGGTTCTGCGCCCACGCATAGAACTCGTCGAGCAGGGCGTCGACGCGCGCGGTATTCGTGCCGCGGCGCAGGACGAAGCGGATCGTCCATTCCAGCCGGCCGCCGTGGGACGAGGAGATGGAATTCCCGAGGCCGCCCTGGTCGTAGAGCGCAAGCGCGGGATGCTCGTCCCCGTAGGCCGGGCCCGCGGTCCTGGCGATCTCCTCCACCTCCGGCATGTCCTCGGCGAAGACGTGGACGCCCGTGCGCAGCGGGAGGTCGGCGCCGAGCCGGGCGACGGAGAAGCGGAAGCGATCGGCGATCGCGCCGGAGAGCGCCTCCACGAATCCGGCCTGTAGAATCCGCTGTTCCACGGCATCACGCTCCCGGTGTCGATGACTCGGACCACGCTGCCGGCGGCGTCTTCGAGAGAACCTCGCCGCGCTCCCCCTTGGTGATCTCCCGGAATCTCAGGGAGACCCACAAGGGGTACTCCACCTTTGCCTCGTCGACGGTGATCGAGAAATACAGGTTGCCCTTCTGGACGACGACCTGCGCGAGCACGAAGTCCACGCCCCACTTGAGCGACTTGTCGCCCGGCCGCGCGCCCTTCCGCAGCGGGATGAACAGGGCCTTCGCGCGTACCGGCCGGATCGTTCCGCCGACGTCCCGCATGTGGGCATAGACGATGTTGAAGCCGGCCACCACGCCCACCGTCTCGCCTGTCGCGTCGGTCGTCGGGACAACCGTCGCGCTGCCCCGGAGGTTCCCTTCGCCCGCGGGCGCGCGATTCTGCGCCTTGGCGATGAACTTCTCGGCGTATTCCTTGATCGCCTGGTAGACCGCGAGCTTGAACGCCCACTCCAGCATCTTCAGATTCTTGCGGACCTGCCGGATCGACTTGTCGAACGCGGCGATATCGATGGAGAAAACATCGTCCTTGCTCACGAGGGCTCATCCAGACCGAGGTCCACCTTTTTCCGGGTCAACTGGAGGTCGCAGGTCGCGTCCTCCTCGCCGAAGGTTGAGTCATCCGAGCGGGTGACGACTTCGTAGACCTTCCCGTGCGCATCGGAGACGAGCCACCCGACCTCCAGGAGCCGGCCCGCCTCGGTCTTCGCGTCGAACGCGATCGACCCGTCGCAGGCGATCTCCTTGCCGTCCCGGGTCTTGATGGTGCGGACCTTCCGGGTCATCGCGACACGCAGGTAGGCGATGTCCCCGTCCTCGGCCGTGACGATCTCGTAGGCGACCTCATTCGCGACGTCGCGCGAGGCCGGCTTGTGCATCAGGAGCTTTTCGTTCGCGACGCCGAACATGCGGTCACCCGAAGAGGCTCTCATCCTTGCATCGGCGCGGATGCCTGCGCTCGCGCCGGTTGAGGACGATGGGCTCCTGGCCGGAGAGGTACAGCTCGTCGAGCAGCACGCGCGCGCCCGCGGGGAGGCGGGACGAGTCCGCGGCGAACGTCATGGACTTCCCGAGGACGGACACCGAGGTCACGCCCTCGGCCTGCTGACGCTTGAGCCCCGACCCGCTCCCCTCCAGCTCGAAGTCCACGCATTCCATGAGCGCGAGCTTGACATCCCGGGGGACAAGCCCCCCGTCGCGCTTGCGGGGGAACGCGAGCGCCTGGCCGGCGATTGCCCGGAGACCCCAGGACTTGTAGGCGTCGAGGAGGCGGGTGCCCCGGTAGAGCAGCCGCTCCTGCTCCTCCTGGTCGAGCTCGTCCCACGCGTCGATCTGCTCGAACGCCTCCATGAGGTCTCCGGCCTCGTAGAGGTCGATGTACGAATTGGCGGCGACTCCGGAGACCGTCGCGTCCAGGTCCATCGGTCACTCCTCCACGGGGGGCGGGGCTCACGGTCCCTTGCGGGTCCGGTCCCCGCCCCCCTTCCGTGCATCACACGGAGTAGGATCTGCCCTCAGCCGTTCACTACGGCAGGGCGTGGATCACGGCGATGGCCCCGACGTTCCGGATGATCGGGAGCCGCACACAGCCGGCGAACAGTTCGATGCTCGCCGGGTTGATCTGGCAGTTGGCGTAGACGTACCGGCCGACCTTCTCGATCGGAGGGGAGATGCGATCGTCGGTGGGGATGGCATCCGAACCGACGCGGAACTCGCCCCAGTCGGCGTCCGGGGCGGGGAAGATGATGACATCCTTCGGATCGACAAAGGGCGTCATGCTGCCGCCGTCGGGCTTGTAGACCTGGTCGTCGACGAGCCACTCGAGGCCCTGGAACTGCCCCATGCTCCGGGTCTGCATGTAGGCCGTGCCGGCCGCGGTCTTGGCGAAGTACTCGGTGACGCGATCGTTCTTCATGATCGCGGCGATGACGTCCGAGCCGCACAGGGCGTAGACGGCATCCCTGCCGCTGTCCTGGGCGATCGCCTTGACGGCGAGGGCGATGTCGGTCTCGATGTCGGCCCCGGTGTCGCTCCAGCGCGGCGCGGGGGTGATGTCATGGTCGCCGCCGAGGAAGCCGTAGTCGACGTCGTAGGCGACGCCGTCGATCACCATGGCGATCACGCCCTGGAGGGCGCGCGCGCGCATGTACTCATCCTGGCGGTCCAGGAAGGAGAGCAGGCTGTTCGTCTCCCGGGCGACCTTTGCCTCGGCGAGCGCCTCGCGGGTCATCGAGCCGGGGGCGCGGAGGTCGATGAGGGCGTTTCCGGGAATCCGTTTGGAGATGAACGTCCGGGCGAGGCTGGCCGTGCGGTGCTTGATCTTCCCCAGTTTCCGGACGCCGGCGGAGGCCGCCAACCCCTGGAAACCCTGCACGTCCATCTCCGCCGTCTCGATGTCCCATGCCACCGTCTGCCCGACGTCCTCGACGACGGGAAGGATGTTGCGGGAGGTGAGCAGCAGGCTCGCCGGCGTCTTGCGCTCGGCGATCATGCCGTCGAAGAACTCCAGCTTCAGAAGGTCGTTGTCCATCTCGTCTCCTCCGAATCACAGCCTCCATCACGCCTGCCCACTTCTACCGGCCGGGGGCGGCTCGCGGCTTCCACCGGACGGCTAGACGTCCTCCTCGACGAGGACCAGCTTCATCGCGGCCTCCAGGGCCTCGATGCGGCTGGGGTCGGACGCGCCGTAGAAGAGCTGGTCGCGGTCGACCCGCCCGTGCCACACGCCGGCCGCCTGCTTGTCCTCGGGGGCGCCGGTCTTCGACATCGTGTTGATGTAGCGGTCGAGGATGACGGCCTCGACGATGTCGTCGTCGTACGGCGCGGCGTACGCGTTGTCGGGGTTGGTGAACTTCCCGGCGTGCGGGCCGGTCTCGATGCGGACGAGCACCAGTCCCGGCTGGAGGACGAACTCCTTGTCGACGTGGTCGGGGTCCTCGGTCCCGGCCGCGATCACGATGCCCTTGATCGCGACGTGGTTGACGTCGCGGAGGAACTCGTGGCTCTCCTGCACGCGCTCGTCGGTGATGCCCGGCATCCCGTTGGCTCCCAGTTCGGGGATCATTCCGTGTCCTCCTTCGATCGTTCCTTCGATGCGGGCGGCCGTCACAGTCGCGGCCCGGCCCCGTCCATCCCGCCGTTACGCCTTCTCCTCCTTCTTGGGCTCCGCGCGGCCCTGCGCCTTGCGCATGGCCTTGGCCCCGCGCGAGGACAGCTCCTCGGCCTTCGTCTTCTGCTCGGCCGAGAGCTGGGTCAGGTGCTTCGCGTCCCAGCGGGGGAGCGACGCGAGGATCTGCTCGACGAGCGGCGCGGTCTCGACGTCCGCGTCCTTCAGGTCCTTCCCGTCCGCGGACAGCTCGATCGCCTTCGCCTTCCCCTCGACGGAGAGGAGCTGGAGGGCGGCCTTCTCGACCGCGGGCGGCAGCCGGCCGTCCTTGACCGCGAGGGCGACGACCTGCTTCGCCTTCTCGATCCGCTGGCGGCCGAGCGTGGCGTTCATCTCGGCGACCCGAGCGCGGAGCGCCTTCGTCTCCTCGGTCTCCTCGGCGGGCGGCTTGGCGGCGAGCTCGACGACCTTCCCGGCCTCGATCTTGAGGTTGCGGGCCTTGAGCTCGATCCCGACGAGCGCGAGGGCCTCGTCGACGACCTTCTTCGTGGCCTTCTCGTCGAGCGGCGGCGTCCGCTTCCCGAGCGCCTCGAAGATGTCCTTCTCCTGCGCGTCCTCCGTGAGCCCGAGAACCTCCGGCGAGAGGCTCAGGGCGGCGAGGGACGCCAACATCGCCTTGCGATCCATCCCGGCTCCTTTCTCCGCGCCCCCGGCCTCTTCAGCGGGGATCAGCGGCAAAACCGAACAGGGACCCGCATCACCCTCGACCACCGAGAGCGACTGGAAGTCCCGTTGACCCGTCAAGACGGGGTAATCCGTTGCGCAGACGTGCGTCAAAACTTCGGGGTAGGTGTTGCCCTTCGTGTCGACGTGGTCGAACTGGATCCGCGCCGAGACGCGCTTGATGCGGCCGTCGGCGACGCGGTCGAGGACCTCCTTGCCCTTCGGGGCGACGACTCCCCAGAGTCGGCCGGCCTCGACGACGAAGGGTCCCGGCCAATCGCCGAGGCTTTTCATGACGGAGAAGGAGTGGCCGTCGGGAAAGGGGATCTCGTTTTCGTTCTGCCGGAACCGGTTCGATTCGGCGGCCAGGCGATTCAGCCGATCCAACGTGAACTCGATCTCTTGCCCCGTGTCGGGGTGGATCCACCTCCCCACGCTGGCGATATCCTTCACGAAACGCCCGGCGCCCTTGGCGATGAAGTCCGACTTCGGCCCCAGCAGGAAAACGGAGTGGTCACGCTTCTTCGGGTGCCCGATGACGGCGGAGATCCCCTCGGCGATGCGGATCGTGCGGAAGGAGCCGGAGACGAAATCCTCGGGCGGCTTCTGGCGGATGCGGAAGGAGTCCTCCGTGTCCCGGCTCGTCCCGGCGGAGAAGTCGTGGGACTTGCACCAGGCGAGCGCCTCGTCGGCCGAGGGGAACTTCGCCTTCGCGAAAACGAGGGTCTGTATCTCGGTGTGGCCGGCGGCGAGCTCCTCGGCGTCGGCGGGCTCGGCGGAATGGTCCGCGCCCTTGAACCACTTGACCTGCGCCTCGCGCTTCTTCGCCTCGGCCTCGGAGGCGAAGCGCCCGAGCACCTTCTTCCCGTCCTGCGTGTACAGGACCCACTTCCCGCCTTCGCTCTTGATCACGGTCCACCTCACGGGAATAAAAAAAGCCAAGGGCCCCGGGGCTTTCGCTCCGGAGACTCCCTTGGCTTTTGGCTTACGGGACTTACGCGATTCGCACGAGGATCAGACCTCCCCGGTCCGTGATCCTCAGCTCGTACTGCTTGCCTCCGTGATTGATCCGCGCCCGGGTCGCGCCGCGCATCAGGGCCGCGACCTCGTAACAGGCGATAGACGTTGGCTTCGCCTCGGCGTTCACGCCGCCGCCTCCATCGAGGGCTTCGAGATCTCCGCCACCGCCGCCGGGCCCATTGCCTTCATCAGCTTCCGGACCTCGGCGCCCGTCTTGCCGAAGAAGGACGCGGGGATTCGCTGCACCCACGCGAGCTCGCGCGCGATCTGCGCCCCGCCCACCCCGGCCGTCGACCAGAGGGAGAAGCGGTGGACGCAATTGTGAACGACCACGCCGTTGGCGATGTAACTCTCGTCCTCGGCAACAGAGAAATTGTAGAGCCAGCCCGCGAACCAGCGCCGAGAGATTCGGGGCTTGACGTAGCCGTCCGCTACTGCTACCATAACGTTATGAAAACAATGTGCCCCATCTGCCACGTCCGCCCCGTTCACGTCAAGGTCTGCTCCTGGAAGTGCCGAGAGGAAGCGCGGCGCCGCGAGATCATCGCGAAAATCTCGGATCGAATCGGCGAGCCCCTTGGCGACTTCCTGCGCCGACGTTACGAGACCGGCCGCACGCTCTCTCAGTTGGCCGTAGAAATTGGCTACAAGTCCCGCTCCGGCCATACGATGCTGGATCATTTCAAGCGGTTCGGAATCAAGACACGTCCCCGTGGCGGAGGCGCGCCCGGAAGCATTACAGATAAGACTTCCCGGGCCTTCGCACGCAATCGACGGCGCATGATCCAGGATAACCCGTCCCTCGATCCAACCATCCGAGAGAAGATGAGCGCCGGCTACGCGCTCGCGTTCCGGAAGAAGCCGAGCGGCCCCGAGAAGATCGCCATTGCCATACTCACCGAGGCCGGTTTCCATTTCGAGTTCATGCGCGCCATCGGGAGGTACGTCGCTGATTTTGCCTTCCCATCCACGCAGGTCTGCATCGAGGTTGATTCCTCTTTCCACGCCAAACCCTCGAAGCGAACCAGCGACGCCAAGCGCGACTCGGCTCTTGCGCTGCAAGGCTGGCGGGTATTCCGCATTCCGTTCCCGAGCCATCCCAACCCGCAACGCCTCGGGGAGTTCAGGGGACGACTTCTCGCCTACGCCAATCTGGCGCGCTGAGATCCACCCGCGATTCGTCAGGACGGGGTGCCCGCCGCTTAGACGCACACCGTTGACGCCATAGAGCATCCCCGCGAAGAGACGCCGCATCGTCCCCGTCACGCGCCGGAATCGCCCCTCGTGCGTCAGGACCTTCATCCCCTCTGCGATCTGCTCGATGGGCACACGCCCCCGACTCGTCGTGATCATCGTGCCAGCAGGAGCACAGTTGGGGTGGAAGTCCCCGTTGCTCGGCAGCATGTTGAACCGGGGGAACCCCAGCGGGTCCTGCGGCAGCGGCCCGAAGTAGAAGATCTTCCCGGCGAACGGAGTGCACTCGTCGGGCTCCTCCATCGGGTGCCACGACATCCGGACGTGGTTGAAGCCGTTCCGCTGGCCCCGGACGAGCGTCGCGGTCTTGTGTAGCTCCTTCATCTGCGTCCGTGCCACCAGGTCCGCGTACGTCCGGACGTTGAAGGTCTTGCCGCCCACCGTGATCAGTTCCCCGCGCGCGATCCGCTCGAACTTGTCGAACATGTCGCCCCGGTAGCCGACTTCGGAAAGCCGCTGCCTCACCGCCGGATCAACCTTCCCTTCGAGCAGGATGGACGCGATGTCGTCCTTGATCGACTGGCCGGCGACGCCGCGGAGGAGGCCGCCCGTCGTCGTCTGGAGGATCGCCTCCGAGAGATTGCCGGCAACCTGCGTCTGCCGGATCGTGGTCGTCAGGAAGGAGGACATCTGCGCCTTCGCCTGGCCGAGGGTCGCGGACATCGCCGCGGCGATCCCGCGCATGGCGTTGTTGTTGATGACGGTCCACGACGTATCGACCTCTCCGAACTCCGCCCGCCCCTTGTCGGGCAGCCGGGCTAGCACGTCCCGGATCTGCTTCGTCGCCGCCTGGTCGCCCAGCACGTACGCCTTCCGGGCGTTCTCGACGATCCACTTCCGGACGGATGACTGCTTCCGCGGATCGAGATCGCCGAGGATCTCGTCGATCCGGGCGAGCAACTCGCGCGCGCGGGCCGCGCCCGGGCGGGAGACGCCGGCGGCGAGCTCGGCGACGATGCGGCGCGCCGCCCGCTCGTAGATGTCGCCCAACGCGGCGACCGTCCCCGAGTCGGAGAGGAGCGCGCGGAAATCTTTTTCAGCCGGGTCGAGCGTCGACATCACCTACCTCGCCAATAGAAAGTCGGCCACCCAGGGCTCGTATTCTGGAACGTAAAATGGCTCGGCAGCGCACCTTCCAGCCTCGCCTGCACCCGCGTCGCGTCGATCTTGCTGTCCCCCGGCACGTACATGAATCGCCTCGGGATCTCGATGGCGTCCATCACCTCTCCGGCATCGCGGTCTGCGGCGTTGGCCGCGAGGGTGGCGATTGCGCCCCACGTGTAGTAGTGCGGCTCCCATTGCCATCCCCGCTCCAGATACACGTAGAGCGTGTCGGAATTCCGCGTTTCCCATCCGTCGTTCGTCCCGTAAACGACGATGACTTCCCGTCCGAGAACTTTGCTCACGTCGCGCTCGGAGACGGTGCGCGTGAGGGCGCATGAGCAGCACAGGAGCGAGAGGGAGAGGAGGAAAAGGCGCATGGTACCGCTCCTATTTCGTTACCACCCGGCGGCGATTGCCGCGCGCTTCCACGAGTTCGTGGCGATGCACACGTAGACGTAATTCGCATCCCAGCATATATCGCCCTGCGTCCCCGCCGCACCCGACGTCGCCGGGGTCTTCGCCGTCGTCAACCGGAGCGTGTCCGTGGCGCAGGCCATGACGCCGTTAAACGAGTTGAGCGTAATGGCAGCGTTTCCGTAAGCGATCTGGTTCGACTGCGTGGTGTACGCGCCATTTCCCAGGGCCATCGAATTGGATGCTGATGCGAGTTGGCTGGCATGATAGCCCGCGCTATAGCCGAGGAATGTGCAGGAATCGCCAGTTACAAGAGTCCGCCCAGCCTGGTAGCCCGTCGCCGTATTGTTTTTGCCTTCAGCGTCCTTCCCCCACCAACCCGTAGAAGTCGCGCCCCATGCGTGGGTGAAGTAAAAATTATCCGCGTCGATATAAGTTATTGTGTAGGTCCCGTTATAGGTGGTGGTTCCGTAGACCCCGATCCCGGCCGTGGGCCCTGCGGGTAGACCGTGGCCGACGGAGGTGGCCTTGACCGTTCCCGCGACAGTCCCGGAGTAATCAGCGATAGCGGAGACGGCGAGACTGGTGGGGCGCAGCGCGTAGAGGGCCCGATACCCCGCCCCCACGGAATTGTTGGCGCCGGTCGTGTTCGCGTAGAGGGCCTCATACCCCGCCCCCACGGAATTGTTGTAGCCGGTCGTGTTCAAGCAGAGGGCACTAGCCCCCGCCCCCACGGAATTGTTGGCGCCGGTCGTGTTCGAGTAGAGGGCATACACCCCCGCCCCCACGGAATTGTTGTAGCCGGTCGTGTTCGCGTAGAGGGCACTAACCCCCGCCCCCACGGAATTGTTGTAGCCGGTCGTGTTCGCGCGGAGGGCATACACCCCCGCCCCCACGGAGTTGAAGTAGCCGGTCGTGTTCGATTGGAGGGCACTAACCCCCGCCCCCACGGAATTGTAGGAGCCCTGAGTACCCGTCGAGCCGGTCATCGTGAAATTGCCGGCATTAACGCCGACGAAAGTATTGAAGCCGTCTGTGCCAGCGAGAGCGAAATTATGGATGAATCGGTCGGCACCCTTGTAAATTACTCCTGTCGTGGAAGAGGTGGTCGGGCGAAGAGTAAGATCGGTTGTGGCGGGGTCGCAATAGTTGTAGTGACTGACCACGTAGGTATACTGCGTCGCCGCGTTCGTATAGCAGTCGCCGACGTACAGCCAGTTCGCCCCGTTGCCGGTCGCGGCGAGGTAGAGGTTGCCGAGATAGGTACTCGGCGCAGTCGCGCAATTCTTCACGGTACCCGGCGCGTAGGAGGCGGATGAATTGCTCCGGTAGACGTAGTAATGCGTACTCGCCGCAGCCGCCGCGCCGGAGTCGGTGCCCGTCGCGCTGATGACGTTCGCGGACGTCAGGCACGTCAACCCGGTGATCGTGACGATCTCGCCGTTGATGTAGGCTCGCGTGCCCCCGTAGGGGTTGCTCGTGATCGTCGTGGTGTTGGTCAGGACGAGTTGCAGGTCCGCCCGCGCCATGCCGGGCGCGGCCCACGCGGTTCCGGTCCAGGTGTAGGTGTAGAACGTGTCCTTGCAGAAAACGGTGTCGCCGATCTGCGAGCCAGCCGGTTTCGCCGCATCGGTGTCGGCAACGATGTGCTGCCGAGGAGCCGCGCCCCCGTACCCGACGTAGCGGTTGACCGCGTTCGCGCCGAGCAAGACGGCGACGGCGAAGACGAGCCCGGCGGAAACGGCGGTGATGCGCTTGAACATCGTCAACCCTCCTTCTGGTTCTGCTTCATGACAGGCAAGAACTTGTCCAATACAAGGTCACTCGTCGTCCGCGTCAACCGCAGCACCGTCGAAATGTCCCCGTCCCAGCGGACGCGCCAGTCGCCAGTCCCGTCCGGCTTCGGCGGAGTCGCAAACGCGATGATCACCGCCGAATCCGGGCCGGCGACCTTCCGCACTAAGTCGATGACGGCAAGCGCAAGATCGTCATGCGTCGCCCCGTCCCGGATCACCAGCGGGATCGTAGTCTCGGCCATCGTCCTGCGCTCCGGGTTACAGCGCCGCGAGTTGCGAGTCCTGCAAGTTGTCGAACACCCCCGGCGGTCTGAGCCACGCGCCCGCCGAGGTCGTGATGAGCGTGAAGCCGCCGGCAAGGTGGATGTTGCCGAGGAACGTCTCGATCTCGTCCCACACGCCCTCGGGGGTGAACTGCGCCGCCGCGTTCGTGCGCAGCATCCCGACGTAGCGCCAGTGGATCGCGTTGCCCGTCGTCCCGAGCATCAGGATTCCATTGAGCCGGGTGGGCGCGGTCGCGCACAAGGCGAGCAGGTTCGCCGCGTAGGACGACTTGCTGTTCGCGCGGTAGACGTAGTAGGTCGAGTTCGCGACGGCCGCGCCCGCTGCCTCCGTCCCGGTGGACGTGATCAACTTGTCCCCGGGCGCGCGCGTCACGCCCGAGTCGCCGATCAGGACGTCCTCGTCCTCGATGAAGATGACCCGCCCCGTCTGCTGCTGCTGACGGATCTCCGTCGCGCTGGAATAGACGACCCGGCCCCCGTTGATCGCGGCCTCTGCCCGGATGTAGTTGTCCACGTAGGTGCGTGCGAAGGCCTCGGCAGCATCCGCCGCGATCCGCGCTACCCTCTCCGCCGTCACGTCTACCGTGAGCGCCCGCAACTTCGCCTTGCTCGCAACGCCCTGCGGCGGGTTCCCGTGTAGGTGACTCATGTCTCTCTCCTCTTGGAGCCGCGCCGCTTCTACCGCTCGACGCAGTCGCAGTACAGTTGCCGGACCGTCGCCGTCGCGGTGAAGACCACGTTGAACTCGTACTCGCCCTTGGCCGCCATGTCCCACTGGCGCAGGCAACCGGGGATGAGCGGGTCGCCGTCGTCGAGCCACTCGACCGCCCCGCTTGCCACGTCGAGGATGCCGACGCCCACGGCCTCGTCACACGCGACCTTGATCCGGAGCGTGCCCTGTCGGCGGGTCTTCCGGTGCGTCGGGAACGCGGCTTCCGTCTGCGTCGGGACGCCGTACTCGTCGTAGTAGTCGGCGTCGCCGGAGACGACCGTCCCGCGCGCGAGGTCCCCGATGCTAAAGGGTGTCGACATGTCAGTCTCCTGTCCCTATGCGCGGGCAGCCGCCCGCTCGAAAAGCCCCGCAGTCGGCGGGACATCGGTGAACGGTCCGCCCACGCACGGGCGCTTCCTGACCACCGGCCGCTTCGCCTCGTGGACGTGCCACGCCTTGACCGCCGGGAACGGATTGACGAGCCGCATGCCCGCGGCCTTCGCTTCCGTCGCCAGCCGGTTGTCGCAGCCGAGAACGCCCATCGCCCAGTCGCAGGAGAAGTCCCGGATGGGCGCGCGGAACGCCCAGGCGTCCTGCGAATTGTCGGGCCAGTGCTTCTTCGGGTTGCCGAAGTTCTCCGGGTGCGTCACGTCCCAGAAGGGCGGCATCCCGTTCCGCTCGGTGCGCGAGATGCAGGCGAGCGTGTCGGCGTCGACGCACTCCTCGAGAAGCGCGACCGTCTCATCGAAGACGATGTCGGCGTTGGCGACGATGACGAGGTCTCTCTCCGCCACGTTCATCCAGCCGGCGGTCGTCTTCGAGTAGCCGTACCCGGGAGGGGGGACCCGCTCCCAGCCGCAGGCCCGATTCTCCAGGTCGAATAGTTGCCGGTAGGTCTCGCGGCCGGAGAGGTGGCAGCGGGGGCCGACGAGCATGGACGAGTCCCAGACGTAGAACTTCTCGGGGAAGCGCTCATAATCGTGCGGCGCTTCGATGCCGGGATTCCCGCTGCTCTCGCACACCAGATCGATCGAGGCGATGTGCTGGTTCTCGCCATTGGCCTTCAGACACCGATCCAGTTCGGCCCGCCGAACGGGATCGTCCACGCGCCAGTACCCGGTCACGAGTCGGATCACGCTGTCCTCCGTGCCTTCATCTTCCGCGTCGCCGATGCGCACCGCTCGCACAGCACCTTGCGCCGAATGCCGACGCCCTTCATCCGCTCCCGCTCGACGACGGAGAGAACGGTATTGCAGACCGAGCATGCCGGGTCAGGAGGCGTCATCACACCGGCCCCCCGTTTCCGTAGCCATCCACCTTGTCATTCACGCCTTCCAGGATCATCCCGAGGAGTTCGCCCACGCCCGGGACCGCGCCCCAGCCGATGTACGAGTTGCACGAGTAGGAGTTGTAATCGCTGCCCGCGCCCTCCTCGACGGCGACCTGGTCATACTCGTCGCGGATGAAGATGTTGCTCTCGACGACGCAGTAACTCGCGGGGACCTGCCCGTCGCCCATCATGATCCCCATGTCGTACCCGGTGCCGGTCAGGAGGTCGAAGATGCAGCCGTTCACGACGACATAGTCGGCGCCGGCGATCTTGAGGGCGTACTGTTCGTCGAGGCTCTCGCTCGTGAACCGGCATCCCTGGATGATGTGCTTCCCCGGCCCGGACTGGAGCCAGAGCTGACGGAAGTAGCACCCGACCGCCGAGAGGACGCCATAGTCGCTGACGACGACCTCGACGCCCGTGAAGGCCATCCGGTCGAGGTGGTGATTGTCGTACGCGGGGGAGCCGCCGCCGAAGTCGATCCAGGCGTCGGGGTTCATCGAGTAGACGAACCCGCCGACCATCCGGGCCTCGGCAATGCTGACCGTGGCGGCATACGCGCCGATCAAGTTGATCCCGCTGGTCCACCCGCCGTTCCCGTGGAGGTCGATCGACCCGATGCTCGCATCGCCAGAGATGTCGAGCGTGGAGTCCTCCATCTCGATCCGCAGGCCGTCGGTGTCCGAGTAGAGCGCGTCGCCGTCGTAGGACGACTGCATCACGGTCGACCGGATGAGCGTCATCAGACCGCCACCGCCCTCGCCGCCCTGCCCCTTCCAGATGTGCCCGCCCGGGGCGAGGGCGTCGCTGAGGATGACGCTGGAGTTCACCAGCTTCACCGAGACGTTGGCGTAGACGGATTCCGCGTCATCCACGAAGTTGTGATACCCGTAGGCGTAGCAGTCTTCGAGGATGACGCGCGCGCCCGCGCCGAGATGCTTCACGAGGTTCGAGCCCGTGACGGGCATGTAGGACTCGTAGAGCCGGAAGCCGCGGAGCGTGATCTCCCCGCCGACGAAAAGCTCGTCGTAGGGCGAGCCCACGGTGATCGCGTTCCCGGCCTGCGGCGTGGAGATGGTCACGACGGGGTTGTCGTAACTGAACCCGCTGGCCCCCTCGCTATTCTCCCGGCCGGCGGCGATCAGGAGCATGTTGACGTCGCCGGGGAAGACCAGATCCTCAGCGTACTCGCCATCGTGGACGAAGATCGTCCCGCCAGGGATCGTGCGCGCGGCGAGCGCGTCGATGGCCGCCTGGATCGTGGTGAAGTCGCCCGTCCCGTCCTGCTTGACGATGAGGGTGGCGGCATGCGCGGAGTTCGCGCCCGCGCCGCCCGAGATGAGCAGCCAGCGCCCCGCCTGTAGCGGCAGGATGTTCGCCGGCTTGAGGATGGAGACCCCGTTGTCCGCCGCCAGCGAGTCGGCGTCGTACTCGTAGATGATCGCCGTCCCGTCGATGATGACCCGCTGGCCGTTGTGATGATTGACCAGCGCGCGGATCTGGGCGAGGCTGTGAACCATGAGCGGCTCTCCCTTACACGAGTTCCCGTAGAAGGTCGTCCCAGCACTCGAGCGCGACCTCGCGCTCGTGATCGTTCTCCGCCCGCATGATCGCACTCCGCTCGGCGAAGTCGGCATGGGCGAGCAGGTCTCGCAGGTGTTCCCACGATCCGAACTGGACCACCCCGGGGGCGGTGTAATAGTCGGCCTTGCGGATCCACTCGCGGACGCTCGCGTCGCTCCCGTTGTTCGGATCGCCGACGACGAGCGACGACTGGAGGCGCCGCGGCCAGGACAATTCCGACAGCAGCCCCACTTCCGCGCGCAAGGCGAGCAGGAAGTCGGGCGTCGGGACCAGCAGGGGGATCCCCATCCGGTACTGCTCGATGCCGCTCATGGTCGACGCGTTGTAGGGCAGGTGAACGATCGCGAGCGCGCGCGCGAGGTCCGCCCATGCGTAGTGCCCCATCGTTCGCAGGTTGGGGACCTCGGCGAGCGCGAGCGTCAGGGCCTTCGAGTCGCGCGTCTTGGCGAGGAGCGGGCCTTCGAGCGCGCGCCAGCGCGCGCCGCCCACGTAGTCGCATCGGCAGGGAATCCGCAGGGGCTCGACGCCGAGGAAGTGAGCGAGATAGGCCTGGTCATAGTGACTGTTCGCGGCGAGATGGACGCGCTCGTTTCGCAGGAGGTCATTGAGCGCGCCCCACTTCTCTGCGTCTTCCTGCCACGGCCCCTCGTAGCGCGCTGCCGCGTAGACGATGACCGGCTTGTCGATGTCCCGGAAGAGCATCGCCATGGACGCGGGGTAGGAGGCGATGACCGCATCGAACTCCCCGGCGCGCGGGGCGAACCACTTGGCGAACGTCGCGGGATCGAGCGTCGCCCAGTTCTCTTTCGTGATCGGGCCGCAGGAGGCTGCAGGCTGCCGGCCGAAGATCCACTCGTGCGCCGAGAAGGAGATGCTCTCGACGACATGGCCGAGCCGCCGGAGCGTGCCGGCGATCTCCTCCAAGAGCGAGGCGTGGGTCCCGATCGAGAAGAACTTCACTCGGCGATCCTCCAGTCCCCGAAGGGTTGCCCCTCCCGCCTCACGCGACGGGAGAGGCCCCTTTCAGGAGGCTACTCGAAGACCAGCCAGGTCACGACGTCGTCCTCGTCCGGGTTCACCCCGCCGCTCGCGTCGTCGAACGTGTAGACGAGCGCGGAGCCGACGACCTCCCAGTTGCCCGTCACGGGGACCTCGATCTCGCCGTCGTCGGTCTTCACGACGATCTGCGGGAAGCGGGGGGACGTGCGGCTCGTCTCGATCCGGACGCGACCGGCGTCCTCGTCGATGGCGGTGACGACGTACTCGCCCCGGGCGATCTTCTGGTTGCCGTCGCTCTCGCCGCCGGTCATCACGGCGCCGGAGGGGAGGTTGGACCCGCCCGTCGTGTCGTCGACGATCGCGAGGTTGCCCGCCGGCCCGCCGTAGGTGGCGACGAAGTTGACGGTGGCGTCGTCGACCGTGTCGATCGTGGCAACGACCGGATGCGTGGGCGGGGTCGTGTTGATCGCGTTCCGGAGGTTGATCGCGGTCGCGGCGTTGGTCCCGCCGATCGTCACCTTGACGTTGCCGACCCCCACGGAGGCATTGTTGTCGAACTCGTAGTTCTTGTCGCCGATGCCCAGGACGTCGCCGTCGACGAGCTGGGCGTAGTTGCCGATCCGGTACGCGCCCTGCCCCTTCGCCTTGTCGAAGTAAACGCGGCCCATGTTGGCCTCCCATCGTTGCGGTGCGCGGAATGCTTCAGCCGCGCGCCATCAGTCCAAAAAGGGCCGGGACACCCCGACCTCTGCTACTGAGTCGTTCCGCGCGCCTTCATCTGGGCGGCGATCGCGTCTTCCTGCCCGGGCTTGAGCGCCGTCTCATTCCCGATGTTCTTTTCCGCCTCCGCCGCGGCTTTCGCGTCTGCCTTCGCCTGTTCGTCCGCCGCCTTCTTGTCCTCCGCGGCCATCGCGTCGATCTCCTCCGCGGACTTGGCCGGCACGCCGATCTGCTTCATGATCGCGTCGGCGTCGATGCGCTTGAGCAGCGACACCTGGCCGGCGGTGGATCCGGCGAGCTGCTCGGCCTGGATCATGGCCTTGAACACGTCCGCCATGATCGTCTTCGTCTCGCCGGAGAGGCCCGCGCTCTTGATCCGGGGGGCGGCATCGCGGGCGCGCTCGGCGCCGAAGTTGAATGTCGCGATGTCCATCAGCACCTGGCTCTCGACGACCTCCTCGACGTACTCCGCGAGGATCTCCTCGAGCATCCCGCCCATCACGTCCTGGTGGACCTCGGCCTGGCTCTTCGTGCCCGTGTCGCCCGTGTTGGTCGCCGCCTTGTCGGTGATGAGCAGGCCGCGCAGCTTCTTGACCGACAGGACGTTTGCCCGCCCGTCGAACATGTCGCCCCGCTTGTCGTCGGCGAGGAGCTCCAGGTCGAAGAGCAGCTCTTTCGTCTGGGGGTCGCGCACGGAGGGGAGGCCGATGTAGCCTCCGGAGCGCAGGGCAAGCGCCTGCTGGCCGAGGTACTCGTAGCCGTCCACCGGCTGCCCGTTGATCGTGAGCGTCGGATGCGCGCGCCCCTTGTAGGCGGGGTCCGCCTTGCGCTCGAAGTAGCGGTTGGTGAACATCGCGAGCGCCGCGTCCCAGTACCACGGCTCGTAGCACTGGTCGTAGAGCGGCATGCCCGCCAAGGCGCCGTCCACGTCGTCGCGTCGGAAGGACCAGAGGATCGCGCGTTCCTTCCCGACCTTGACCTTTGTCCCGCTCTTCTGGTTCTGCTCAATCCCGCTCCAGTCGTCGGCCGCCTCGTCGATCACAAACTTGACCGTCTCGTTGGCGATCGCCTTGAATCGGGCGATGCGCCAGGCGGAGGGGTAGCGCTTCGTCGTCTCCGCGTGCGTCTTCTTGTCCTCGTCGTAGACCGTGACGGGCTCGGAGGCCCAGCACTTCTCGACGACGGAGAACCCGTACATGATCGCGCGCGAGGCCGCGAGCGCGAGCTGGCGGTACCGGGGGCGCAGGACGCGGTCGAGGAATGCGGAGACCTCCTCGTCGCGCGACTCGATCGACCAGCGCAGGTTGACGATCGGCGCGCGGATGAGCGCGGTGCCGAAGGCGATGTCCGGATCGTTGCGCATCTGGACGCGCCGGCGATGCGTGACCTCCAACGGGTTGAAGACCCCGATCACCTTGCGGACCATGGGCGAGGTCTGGGCGAAGCCGATGAGCTGCTTGAGGAGTGAGCCGCCGATGGCGGATGGGGCGGGAGAGGCGGGCGCAGACGACGGGGAAGCGGGAGCCGCGGGGGCCGCCAGTGATTCCGGTTGGCGTGGCCGGGAAGAACTTGCTCGCTTGCTCACATCGCTGCGCCCTCTCTTCCGATGCAGCCGACTGGCCCGTGCAGGCTGCATGAAAGCATCTGGGCGCAGAAGAATCTAGATGATGGGACTCTTATCCCCCCCCTTTTCCCTGTAAAAAATGTCCGCTTTTCCGGCACATTTCCGGTGCCTCAGATAGCGCTCGATCAGGTGGCGGATCAAAACCGAGACCGTCCAGCCCTCCTGGAGCGCGGCGTCCTCGAGGGCCGCGTCCCGGTGCGGTCTCAGCAAAACATAGCGCCGCTTCCATTCGCGCTTCGACGACGGCATCAATCCCCTTCCCTTTCTCCCCCAGGCTTAGAAGATCCTCCTGGGCCCACCCGTTGCGAATGTCCGCGCGATCTGCCCCACGTTCGACGGGCCGGTGACGGTGGGCGCCGGCTGTCGATCCTTCCGCGCCTGGATGGCGATCGCCCACGCGATCACCGAGTCGTCATGACAGCCGGGCGCCGCCTTGTACTTCTCCTCGTCACGGTCGAGCTTGAATGTCCGGCACTGGGCGAGGAACGTCCCGTCGCGGATCTTCATCCAGCCCTGCTCGACGCCCTGGCGCAGCTCGCCCAGCATCAGGGGGCGCGTCCGGGGGTCCGTCTTCCAGCCCGGCTCGTCGGCCTTCTCACCTGTCCTGTAGTCCACGAGGCAGTACAGGTGCGGGTAGCGCAGGACGTTCCGGAGCGTGTTGAGCGTCGAGTGCCCGTGATTGTTCGCCTCGACGGCGAGGAGGGCGTCGTTGTAGTAGTGGGCGATATCCGCGGCGTGGCCGGCGAACGTCTCGGGTAGCCAGCGCCCGTGCAACGCCGCGACCTGCTCGCACGTCTCGACATCCATCACCGCGGCGTAGGACTCGTTGCCCGACGCGCCGCCGCCGGCGACGTCGCAGCCGACGCAGTAGGCCTTGCCCTTCACCGGCTCGACGTAGATCTCGACGACGCCGCCCGTCCCTGGCCGATCGCCGGCAACATCGCGCTTTGAGGCGGGTGCCGGGACGCCCTCGATCTTCTTCAGCGCATCGAGGCTGAAGAAGTGCAGGCCGGAGACAAGGAAACAGGTCTCGACGTCCTCGGGGTACTCCTGGGCGAAGAGGCGGGCATCCCCGCCTACGGTCAGGTCCGCGATCTTCGCGCGCCGCCATGCGATCTGCGCGGGGTTGAGCGCGTGCTTCGTGACCAGGAATTTCTCCTCGTCGGTATATGACACTTCAAGCGCCCGCGCCGACTCGTCCGTCTGCGGGATCGAGTAGGACGGGTCGCGGAACCAGGGGACGAAGATGAGCGTCCAGGGGCCGACGCCCTTCCCGGCATCGACGCAGAGCTGGTGAAACAGGTTGCCGATCCCGTTGGGGGTCGACTCGAGCGTGACGCTTCCGTTCGACGCCGCCTCCGTGAGCCCCGCGAGCAACCCCCGCTGGGCGTCAATGTCTCCGGGCGACCACGCGACCTCCGACCAGTGGACGCGCGAGAGGGTTCCGCCGCGCGCAGGCGCGTGAGAGCCGGCGGTGGCGATAGAGAAGATCGAGTTCTTGCGCGGCAAGCTCAGCTCGCGCTTGTTGTGGGACGTGAGCCGCGCCGGGCGATCCGCCTCCGGCATCCGCTCGTAGAACAGGTTCGCGATCCGGAAAATCTTCTCGGTGTTGTCGGCATCGTGGGCGAGGGTGATGACCTCCCGGTTCTCGCGCATGACCACGTCGAAGAAGTTGAGCCCCTGCTCGAGCGTCGTGACGCCCATCCGCCGCGCCTTCAGGATCACGAACCGCGCCGCCTTGCCCGCGTCGAATGCCTGCTGCTTGGCGAGCAGGATGTGCCGCTGCACGAAGTTGAGCCGGAAGGGCACCACGGCGTCCTGCTTGTCGCGAACGTGGAGCGACTCCTGGATGAAGAACATCCGATCGTTGACGGCGGATATGTTGGTGTACTGGTCGAGTGATCCAATCATAGCGTCACGTCCCTCGCCGCCTTCCCGTTGCCGTTCGCGGGCGGCGCGGGGAGCGCCGGCGCCGCGACGTCGATGACCTTGACCGCAACCGGCTTTGCCGACTCCGCCCCCTTCTTCGCCCCGTGGTAAGCGGCGATCGCGATCGCGATCTCGCGCACCCGGTCGGAGAGGCTTTCGCCAGGAGGAGGACTCGGTCCCTTCTCGCCGTACATGATCTTGGCAACGCGATCGAGGACGGAGTCGGCCGCGCGCAGCCGCACCGCCTCGTCGCGGCCGCGGGTGAGCGCGACGACCGTCTTAGCCGCCCGCTCGAGCCCGGTGTAGAGCGTCCGCATGGCGCGGTCGTACATCTCGTCCTGGCGCTTCCGGAGTTCGGCCGCGAAGTCGGGGAAGTCGTGCCGCCAGGTGTAGACCGTAACGCGGTCGACTCCCGCGGCCTTCGCTGCCTGGACGTCGGTCGCGCCGGCCAGAAGTTTCACCAAGGCTATATCCTGCCTCGGGGTGAGCTTTCGCTGGCTTTTAATTACGCCCTTTTTCTTCGTTTTGCGCTTCATTCCGGACCTCCTCGATCTTCTTTGTGATCCGTTCCATCTCCTTGAGGTCGCCGAGCTTCATGGCCAGGCGTCGGGCGTTGTAGTAGCAGCCGGCGTCGACGCAGTCGGTGAGGGCCTCGCGGAGGCGGCCGGCGTTGAAGTGCTCGACGGCAGAGTCGGGGACGGGGGGGTCGTCGTTGGCGGTCGGGCCGTCGGGCTGTTGGGTGCCGTTTTGCGGCGCCGGAGCCGCAGTCAGCGGCGGAGGCGCAGGCGCCGCGTTCTTATTACCTTCTTGTCTATTCTTTTTAACTTCTTCTCTCGTGGCTGGGCATTGGCTGGTCTGTGGCTGGTCTGTGGCTGGGCATTGGCTGGGTTGCGGCTGATTTTCGGTTGATGCGGTGGCTGATTTGTGGTCGGGTTCCTCACCGTTGCCTTGATAAGTCTCGTAATTTGAAACAGTTATAATCATGTAGCGTGGCTGATTTGTGGCTGATTCGCTGGCTGATTGTTGGTTGAGTTTTGGGGTAAAAGTCGAGAAATGTTGCTTGGGTGCTGTCTGAATCATGTCTGATTGTTGGAGGGATTTTAGGAAGGTCTTCACCTTGCATCGGCCCCATCCCCAGTCGCGAGCGAGCTGTCTTTCGGTGGTCGCGAGCTGCCCGCGATGGAGCTGGATGGCCGTTGTCTGGTACCAGACCTCGTGATCTTTCCACGCGGCACGCGCGATCAAGTACTCGAAGGCGTGCCACGGATCATAGGGTTTGGCGTTCCAGAGCTTCCCCTCGGTGGCCTTTCGCCAGACCTTGTAGTAGCCGACGTTCATGTTGCCCTCGCCCTCTTCCTCGTCCCTGCCTCTTCGCGCCCGTCCCCGCCGATCCTGGCGCAACCCCATGCGCTTTACGGGCCGTGCCGCCCTTTTCTCCGCGTCGCCACCGCCGTCCGGATCCGCCTCGCGACCTGGCCGCGGAGGTTCCCGAACATGTCGGCGAAGGCCACAACATCCGGGGGCGCGCCCTGCTCGTCCGCGATCTCCAGGTACACCCGGACGGCGTCCCCCACGAGTCTGTCGGGACGCTGCCGCTGGAGCAGCCGGTCGTGGTCCAACTGGGACATCCTCGTCACTGCCTTTCTCCCCCAGTCTCCCGGGCGCCTTACACACGGTCTACCTGCGGGATCCCCGTCCAGCCGCCACGTCGTTTTATCGCCCGGTTGCTCGCCTCGATCGCGATCCCCAGCGGCACCGCCACCGCCGTCTTCGGGGGCGTGTCGGTGAAGGCGGCCCTCATCTTGAAGAACGCGTCGTTCATCTCCAGCCGGTGCCCCTCCGGGTCCGAGAACTGGCACTTCTCCGCCTGCGCGAGGAAGGCCCGGACCAGTTCCGCCCGTACCCTGTTCCTCTCCTGCCTCCCGAGCAGGTCCTTCCGGACGGCTTCCGCGGCCTCGAGGTCCAGGCGCAGCCGGCGGTTGGTCTCGCGGGAGTCCTCGATCACAGCCGCACGCTCCGCTATCAACTTCGACGCGTGGTCCTGATTGCGCAGGAACCCCGCCACCTCCACGATGTGCGCCTCCTCCGCCTTCTCGATCTCCTTCGCCAGATTCAGCGCCGCCTTCGCGAGTGGTCCGGGCATCGTCACTCCTCCTGATTTGCACAAATTGCTACCACCCGCGACACCTCTGCTGCCGCCAAGGCGACTATAGTTCCGCCCCCTCCACGTACAGAAGGGATCTCCACTCGCCCTCTAATTCGTCGAGGTATGCGCGCAGTTCTTTTCGCGGCTCCCGAGACTCGGTAATCTCTTGAAGTCGCTCGGTTACCCTTTCGATCATGTGCAGCCGCGCCTTTACTTCGTCTGCGGTTCTGGCAATCATGGCGTCCTCCTTGTTCTGTTGCCCTCCGTGACACCTCTTGTACCTGCACTTCAGCGAATGGTTTTGGCTTTCCACTCGGCCTCAACAGAGGTTTTCCATGCAGTCAGCCGCCCGATCTTCCCCGCTTGTTCCTCGTTCTCTTTTCTCCGCCTCGTCACCTCTTTGTCGAGGAACTCGACGTTGCTTTTCTGGGAGCACACTTCGGCCTTCAGCGCGTCCCTGTTAATTTCCATCTGCCCGTAGGCTACCTTTAGGTCGCCTATTTGCGCCTTCAGCGCGACGATCTGCTCCTCGTACTCGCGGGCGGCCTCGACCATTGTGGATTTCAGCGCGTCGATCTCGCAGGCGGGGCAGTCGGGATGGCACCCCTGTAGCGGCTGGCCGCTGTTGCGGTATGCGTGTGCGAATCTATCCATTGGTGCGCTCCTGCTTGTCGTCCCGCTCGATGTCGTCCAGTTCCGCCTCTATCTCGGCGCGGATGTCGTAGGCCATCTCGCAGCGGGTGGCGATCTCAATGCAATGGCGCAGAACATCCGCCTGGATCGCACGATACAGTCGGCGCGGTTCATTCGCATAAATCAACCGGCGGTCCTCGGCCTCCCATTCGGAATCGGTCTTCATGTCTGCTGCTCCTGCGGGCCGAGTAGGTCGCGCTTGAGGGCCTCGCGGTAATCCTCGATGCCGTCGGAACGCGCGGCGCACGTCGGGCACCATCGCGGGTCATGTCCTTGTGGATCGTGGCAATCTATTGCCACCTTGGCGGCAAACTCGTCGTCTGCAATCACCGCCTCCGCGACGGCGCGGGCGAGGTTACGGCAAAAAGTGTACGCTTTAGCACCCGGATTGTCCGCAGCATCACAGGCCGCATCCGCCAACTTGTCGAGGTCGGGCTTCATGTGCGTGCCTCCCATGCTGCGATCACCGCGCGGCAGACGGCGAGCGCGGGGGTCTCATGGGAAACCCACCCCGCTACGGCTCCCCAGCCGGCCATCCACTTGCGCGAGGCGCTATTCCAGACCAAGCCGAACGAAAGCCCCTCCTGTTCCAGCCCCACCTTCTCCGCCGCTTCGATGGCTTGGTTGAGATTATTGGTCGGGTCCCAATTTATCATTCGTTCATCTAACGTATAGGCCGCATCTCGCGGACCCAGCGACTTGTGCGAACGATCTTCATACCCCATAACCTTTCTGCCAAGATACGCGGCTATTTTTGCGTCCGTCATCTTCTCGATTTCCTCGCGCGTCATGCTCATGGCCCCCTCCTGTCCTGTTCCGTCCACCTAAGCGCGCCCAGCATCCCCGCCGACCCCGCGACGATCAGATACCCCGGCTGCCGATCCCCCACGAAGAGGTAGGCGATCACCACCCCCAGTGCCCCGCAGACGAGGCAGAGGAGCGAGACGAGGAGGAGGCGGGGGATCATGCGGGCTCTCCATTTGCACGAACTGCTAGGCCGTGAACAGGCACTCCTGCGCAAGGCGCTTCGCGGCGATCTCCTCTCGCCGTCGCATCCAGTAGCCGCGCCATCCGTAAGTCGGCGTTTTCCGGTGGCAATCACGGCAGAGCGTTCTTCCGTTAGATAATTCAAACCGGAGGTCCGGTCTTTTCCACCACGGTTCTATGTGGTCGGCGCTAAGTTTCCCGCCGCGTGCCCCGCACTCTAAACACACGTAATTATCCCGCACAAAGACGGCTAAGCGCCATTCGCGTTCCTCGGCGCTACCGTGTTTATTTCGGTTCCGGCTATAGAACGTGCGGGGTTTTTTCCCCCTGTTGGCGTGAAGCGTTGCAATGTAAGCCAGCGCCAAACAGCGACGACCGCAGAACTTTCTTCTGCGGACATTCGTCATAAAACTCATTCCGCATTGTGGGCAAATACTCGCGCGGCATTTATTACATCGTTGCTGCGGACCGTGCGGGAAGAATGCATCCCCACATTCCGAGCAATCTTTTCTCGGTGACGGCCTATGGATTGTCGCCCAGCGTTTCCAGTAGGCTGCCCTGTATTCCGGCTCTTTGCTTTTCATTTCTGGGAAACTCGATAACCTGCTGTTGCAATCTTAATGCGGCGATCTCGCAATACTTTTCCTCGATCTCGATGCCGATGGCCTTGCGGCCCAGGTCCTTCGCGGCGCGGAGGGTGGTGCCGGAGCCCATGAAGGGGTCCAAGATGATAGTCGGCACAGGACGAGCAAGGGAAATACACCACCGCATAAGGTCCACGGGCTTTTGCGTCGGGTGCCAATATTCGCCGCGTTCCTCTTGCCGATACGCGCCCGACCACAAGTAGCGAAAGACTTGTGATCGAGCCACGCAATTCGTCCACGCAAACTCGCATTCGGCGATTCGCAATTTTAGGCCGTTGCGCGTCACCTTATCCCAGACCAGCCACGTTGGCAGCGCCGGAAGTTTGTCTGAATAGCAGTTGGCCCCCCAAAGAATCGCGGGGCGGTCAATCCAGGGGCGCGGATCGAACGGCTTATCATCTCCAAAAACCGAGGCGACCTGACAACGATGAGAGGCAACGTGCTTCGCTTGCGGCTCGTCTTCCTCGTTGTAATGAATTCCATACGGCGGATCTGAAATTACGGTATCGTATTCAAGGCCGGCCGGCAGAATCTCCCTGCAATCCCCGTGGTAAATCGTAATTCCGCCTGATTCGTAGTAGGGCTTCACCGCGCCTCCTCGGCCTTCTGGCACTTCAAGCAGATGCGTTCGTCGCCTTCCCTCACCCACCGATGCCGGCATCCCGGCTTCGCCTTCTTGGCTTCGCGCACCTCGGCGACGGTTAGAGGCCTCACCACAAACTCCGTCCTCGGATTCTCCCGGTCTATCTCCCTCCGAGAGTGCTTATCCCAGATCGCCCGGTCATTCGCGATCACGCCCGACTTCTGGAGCGCATCGCAGAGAAGCTCGATGTCGAGATCCCGCCGGAGGTTCGCCTGATAGACGGTGGCGGTGAGGGAGTAGCGGAGTTTGGCGCGCTCTTTCTTGGTGAGCCTCGAGAGTTCCGCGGGCGCCTGCCCCGCTCTCGCCGCCACGTCGAAGGCCGCGAGCCAGTCGAGCGCCGCCTGTTCCTTGATCGAGCGCAGCCGGCCCCGCTGAATGAACAGCCGGCGGGAATTGGACTTATTAGGAAGAGGGCCCGAGATACAACCGCTGACGCATCCCTCGCCGAACTGAATGAAGTCGGGTCTGCTCATGATTGGTGGCTCGAAATATATTCCGCCGCCTTAATTAACCTCTCCGGGGAATCTCTGAAATGCCCGACGCCGGTGTTGCAGTGCAAACACAAGAGGCCACGTACTCGATTGGTTTTGTGGTCGTGATCGACGTGGAGGGTGCGATTATTCAGACTGGGTGGATTGCATCCACCGCAGATTGCACATAATCCACCCTGTTTGGCATACATGGCCTCATAATCTTGAACGGTCATTTTGTGGCGCTTCCAAAGTTGGCGCGCCGCGCGATACTTTCTGTTCCCTTTGCGACGCGCTTTTTCCCGCATAAGAACCGCCTCTCTATTCTTTAGGCGATAAGCCTTTCTCTTCTCACTAATCTTTTTCTTGTTCTTACTCTCCCACCTCCTGTGGTTTTCGTTGATGATGTCTTTGTGCTTCGGTCGATACATCCGATGATATTCCCTGGTACTTTCTTTATGCTTTAACAGCCACGCCCTACGGCGCTCGGCCAACCGCTTCCTATTCTTCAGTCGATATAATCTGTTATATGATCTTCTTGGCGATTCGTTTTCCACGGCGTCAGATTTGCTTATTTTCCCGTTACCTCGGCTTGTTGTTGAATCACCGCCCAGGGTCCCGAGGCCCTCCTGCCACTCGATGCGGTCGCCGCGAAGCGAAGCCAGTTTGGCGGCGAAACGGGACGGCGCGCGAGTAGCCGCGGGGATCCCCTTGATCATCTGCTTGGGGAATCGCACGGCCCCCACGATGAGCGCGTCGAGTGCCTTCCGTTCACGGGCGGCGAAGCGGGTCATGATCACTCCGTCGCGTTGGGGTGCCGGCGCTCGTCGCGCTTCGGCCGCTTCTGGTCTTCCTTCACCTTGGCCTTCTCGGTCTCGGAGATCTCGATCCGGATTCCGTTCTTGTGATAGAACCGGATCTCGTGGGCCCGCATCTTTTTGATGAGGGCCTCCTCCCGGTTCTTCGCGATCTCCGCCGCGTCCGCCTGGTCCTCCTTCGCCTCCGCGAACGCCTTCGCCGCCTCCTCGACCTCCGGGATCGTCACCGGCTCCATGCCGGGGAGGTGGGATTGGACGGGTTTGATGCGTCCCGCCGCCCGCTTCATTTGTTCGGGCGTGAGCGTGACGGACTTCCCAGTGGCCGGATTCGTCAGCGTGATCGTCTCGGCCTCGTCGTCGAGTTTGACGCCGGCCGCTTCGGCCATCGTTCCGCGCTTCGCCAGCGGGTACTTTTTCGCCATGGTCGCGTCTCCTGAGAGGGTGGCAGAATCAAGCCGCCCCGGCGGTCGCCGCGGGGGAGGGGGTCCCACGAGATGACCTTCCGATTCCGTCGCGCTGCGGGAACGCGACGGCATCGGCCGGGGGGGCCTGGCTCTGCCCGAGATACTCGGCATATGCCTATCCGGTTAACTCCCAAGCAACTACGGGTAGCGTTAGAGAACGACAGTACCCAGTGGCCTTTTTTCCATATATCCGAGTAGTTTTGTCGGCATCGTGTGGAATCCGCAGTTATGCTGACACGTTTCGAGAACGCTCGGACTGACATTGCCCTCCGCGTCGATGTTGTGTCCCCGGTCAATCCGCCACAGTGTCCCGCAGCAACCGCAATCAGGACACCGAATAATAACGCACCATCCGTTGCCTCCCGAAGTACGCAGGTCTATCCACGCCCACTCGCCGGGTTCGATCCAAAGGTAATCGCCGGGGACCTCCCCATTTACCGCCTTGACAGCGAGTCGAAATTCAAAGGCACCGGTTCTTGCCATGTGCATTGTCCTCCGCTACGGGTGGACCTTTGGGAGTCAACCCGATAGGCATAACTCGACATTCGAGGGCAACGAAGGATCGGCGCAGACGAGCACGTGGGCCTTCCGCGCGTAGGACGGCAGGACGTCGTCGTGGTCGCCGGCGATGATCCAGGCGCAGAGGAGGCACGTCCCGTCCGCGGCGTGCCCCTCGCACACGCGCTGGTACCGCCGTCTCTCCTCCTCCGGCATCCGCTCGAACCGGATGACCTCTCCTATCAGGTGCGACGGGACGTCGGGCGGGGGGTTCAGGATCTCGGCGTACCCGAGTTCGGTAGGCGAAGAGCCGTCAGAGTCCGCGAGGGGGGTCGGAGGATCGGAGGCGAGGTGGACGGTGGGGTGGGGGCCGCGGGGGAAGTAGGACTTGTCCGTGCGCTTCTTCGCGTGGATGTCCGCGTCCTGGTCGTAGCCGGCGTACCAGTAACGGTAGACCTGCCGGCCCTTCTCGGTCTTCCCGTCGTGACGGCAGGAGATCAGGAAGCCGTTGTCGCGGATCTCGTCGACGATCGCCGACACGGCCACGCAATCCGCGGTGCGGTCGATCTCCCGCGTCGTGATGCCCTGCTCGCCACGCGAGAAGATCAGGGTCGTCACGCTTTGCAGGCGCTCCGAGTTGTCGATGTTAGCACTGTGCATACGTCCCCGGGAGCCCCAGCCGCCGCATCGAAGCCCGTGACGTCCCCACGGCACGGGCTGGAATCGCTACGCCTTCTTCGCCTCGATCCTCTTTCCGTTCACGTCGCATTCCCACACCGCCGCGCAGCAGCCCGTTGCCTTGACCTTCTGCGGATACTGGCCGTCCGGGTGGACCACGATGTCTTTGAGCGCGACGGGGCAGGCGCAATACCGCTTGGCCGAGTCGTGGAATTCGCGTGCGTGTCCCGGGGTCGGCGAGAAGTGCAGGCCGCCGCCGCACTCGGCCTTCCCGCCGTCCCAGTCAGGCGCGACGGGCACAGTCCCGGGCGCATACAGCGTGCCGTGCGGCGAGTGGTAGTCCTCATTGAGCGCCTTGTAGAGGATGGCGACTTTGCCCTTGACCTCGACGCCGTAGTACGCGCACCACTCGGCAGCCGTTCCGACCTCGACGCGCCGCACGATCCCGCCCGTTACCTTCGCGCCTTTTCCGCGCAGGAGGACGTACACGGTCTTCGCGGCCTTGATCGCGACCGCGCCGAAGATCGAGAGCATCGAATGGCCCCACGCCTCGACGTGCGGCTGGGAGGACCCCCACGCCTCGACGTGCGGCTGGGAGGAGCCCCACGCCTCGACGTGCGGCTGGGAGGACCCCCACGCCACGACGTGCGGCTGGGAGGAGTCCCACGCCTCGACGTGCGGCTGGGAGGACCCCCGCGCCACGACGTGCGGCTGGGAGGACCCCCGCGCCACGACGTGCGGCTGGGAGGAGTCCCACGCCACGACGTGCGGCTGGGAGGACCCCCACGCCACGACGTGCGGCTGGGAGGACCCCCACGCCACGACGTGCGGCTGGGAGGACCCCCACGCCACGACGTGCGGCTGGGAGGAGTCCCACGCCTCGACGTAGAATCGCGCCTTGCCGCTGATCTCGAATTGCAGACTGGCCGAGACCTCGCAGCGGAATTCGCCGTCCGCCTCGATGTGGATGCACTCGGCCTTCGCGGTGATCGCCGCATCGAGTTCGGCCTGAGTCGCGACGGTGACGCACGGCATGGGAATCTCCCCGCAAAATGGTTCACGCCGACGCCTCCGCCACCTCCGCCACCGTCCGGTCGAGCGTCACCACGTTCCAGCCGGGGGCGACCTCGACCGGCTGCTGCGTCGAGACGATCACCGTCGAGAGCCGATCCGCCACCGCCTCAATCCCGCGCAGGAGCGCGCGAAGGTTCGTGTCGTCCGTCTCCCCGGCCTCCACCAGGAGGACCCGGAGCGGCGCGCCCCGGAGGATGATCGTCGCCGCGGTGAGGGCGGCCGCGAAGAGGACGTACTCCCCCCCGGACATGGAAGCGACGGAGACCTCCGTCCCGTCCCCGTGCCGCCAGCCGATCTCGACGGCCGACTTCGAGGCCCTGAAGTACGCGGCCTCTTTTCGACCGGCTGCGGCGAGGGAGGTGCCCATGATCGAAAGAAGCGGCCCCCCCGCGTCCGTTATCTCCTGCTCGCGCGAACGCTGCAGGCTGTACTCCACCGCCGCGCAGACCTGCCGGAGGGCCTCCTCCCGCTCGATCTCCCGGGCGATGGAGGCGAGCTCCGCCTTGACCGCGCCGGCCGCGCCGAGGGAGGCGAGGGAGGACTGGACCTTGACGAGGGAGGCGGCCAGCGCCGGGGTATCGTCGGCGACGGCCTCGGGAGCCGCGCCCAGCTCGGCCACCCGCCGCTCGGCGTGCTCCAGCGCGTGCCGGGCGTGGTCGCGAGCGGTGGCGGCCGACGTGATGCGGTCGAGAGACAGGGCGATGGCGTCGCGGGTCTTGATGAGCTTGGCGCGCTCGACCTCGATAGCCGCTTGCTGATCCAGCCGTTTCTTCTCGATGACGTCGACGAGGTCGTCCACCGCGGCGTCGGCGGCAACCTGCTCCGCCTTCAGCCGTGCCAGGTCGTCCTCGTACTTCTTCTCCGCCAGCATCGCTTTCTCGACGGCCGCGTGCTTCGCCTCCAGCGCCTTCGACGCCTTGTCGAGAGCCGCGCCGATCTCCTCGGGGTCCGCGCCACCCCACTTCCGCGCGAGCGCCTGAAGCCGCATCCCGTGTTTCTTCGTCGTCTCGGTTGTCGACTTGGCGAGGGCCTTGCCGATCACGCCGATCTCCGCCCACGGGGAGTCCGTCGCCGCCTTGAACTGGCGCTCCAGGTCCTCGACGCGCGCGGTCTCTTCCGCCTGGCTCGGGAGTTCCGGGCGGGGCGGCATCCGCTTGGCCTTCTCCTCGACGGCCGCGGCCTTGTCCCGCGCCGCCTTCAGTTTCGCGGCGAAGATCGTCTCGGTGGGGCCGAACTTGAAGTTGTCGAGCTTCCCCTGCACCTCCGCCAGCGCCGCGTCCGAGACGTCCCCGGCGTCGAGCTGCGCCTTGCGGATGGCCGCCACGGCCTCGGCGAGCTGAGCCTTCCGGCCCGCGACCTCGCCCCGGGCGCTTGCGATCATCGCTACCTTCCGGCCGGCTTCCGCGAGCCGCTCCCGGGCCCCTCCGATCTGCTGCTCCAGCCGGGTCCGCTCCGCCTCCAGCGCCTTCACGTCGCCGGCAGCCGCCGGGAGACTCGCCAGCCGCCGCTCGATCTCCGCCTTCGCCTGGATGCGCTTCTGGACGCCGTCCGCGGCGCGCCTCTTCTCCTCGTTGGCCCACGCGATGGCGTTCTCCAGCCCGGCCTCGACCCGAGCCTTGACCGTCGCGCGGATCTCGCCCCACGCCTCCTGCTGCGGCTCGGCGACCAGCTCGAAGGCCGCCCCCGAGTCCTTCGGGAGCCGCTCCTCGGGGAGGTTGACCAGGCGGGCGATCATTCCGCGCCCGATCCCTTCGAGCCGCGACGTCGCGCTCGACCGTCCGGCCTCCAGCAGCGTCGCGATCCGCGCGGCCCGCTGCTGGGGAGTGGCGGAGAGAAGCTGCCGGATGTCGAGGGCCTCGGCGACGTCGGCCTCCTCGCGTCCGAACAGGCGCAGGACCTCGGCCTCATGTTCCGACGCCTTCGCCTTCGCGAGCCAGGAGCAGGCGACCCCCGTCCGGTACGTCCCCGCGGCGGTGCGCGAGAGGGTCCGCTCTACCGTCCGCCCGTCGTCGAGCGTCACCGTCACCGCCAGGTCCGAGCCGCGCATCAGGGCGGCCGTCGCGGAGGGCGTGCGGCCGAGCGCCGGGACGTGCCCCAAGGCGAGGAAGCGGAGGGCATCGGCGAGTGCTGATTTCCCCGTCCCGTTGGGGGCCGACAGGATGTTCAGCGCGCCGAGGTCGAGGACGCGGTCGGTCGCCTTCATCCCACTCATCGTGATCTTCACGGTAGTCCCCTCCTGAAATCGGTTCCTGTCGGGCGAACTACACGGCTCTCATCCTTCGCTGGGCGCGCCGGGTTCTTGCGGTTAGCACCTAGCGGAGAACCTGAATTGATGAGAGCCGGTTACTTCGCTCGTTAGAACAGCGAGTTCTTCTTCGCCGCCGGCTTCG